ACCGGACACGGTGCTGGATTGATCCCTTACGCCAGTGCCCCGTAACAATATCGACGGCATCCCACTCATACAATTTCAACGTGTTCGCTACATCGATGGTATAACCTGTGTTTCCATTACCTTTGTTATAAAAGCGAGCAGCGATGCTGCCATCATCAGCGTACATCCCAGGGAGCCTAGAGCCGTTACTCGACTTGCGAGTTTTCAATTTCTTCTTGAGCTGTGCATTATCAGCTTCGAGAGCCTCAAGACGTGCTATCAATTTATTGTACTCCATGACGATCTCCTATTCTAACTCGGCCCAGTTGGGTCCAATTCCACCCTCAACAAGATTGTCGACGGGCGCACCTGAGAACATGTCGAGGTATCCCGCGACCATGTCCTCCTCCATGATGACGAGACACCTCTTAGCGTCCACGGCGGCTGTCTCGTCGATGAGCGCGTCGTGGATGGTCGAGATCATACGGGTCTGCCTCTGCTTGTGCCTCGCCCTAGCGAGATCGAGCGACGCCTTGTGCCGCGTGATGGCCCGCGCCATGATTGCAAATGCTCCCCTCTGCACTGGGTAGTTGCTCGATTTTGGGAGGTCCGGCACCTTGCCCATGTAGACCGTGCCGCCGTCCACCATTCTGATTGAGCGGGTCCGGCTCACCTCGTCCATCATATCGTAGCGCAGGTTGAACGCCTTCGGATACCTCTCCTGCCAGAAGTCGATGTAGTCCTGCGCCGTGTCGACAGGGCAGCGCATGGTCGTCGACAGGCCGGTGGCCCCGCTGCCATAGATGATGCCGAAGCTGACGGCCTTGGCCGCCTGCCGGGCCAGCTTGCCCTGCTTCGTCTTCTTGTTGATCTTGCGACCGGCGATGACGGCGGCCACCTCTGCATGGACGTCTCCCTCGACCATGTCCTCCAGAAGCTGTTCGTCGCCGGACAACAGGGCCAGCACACGCAACTCGATACCCGAGTAGTCGAGGGAGACCAGCTTGCGCCCAAGGCCCGCGACGAAGGATCGCCGGACTGAGGTTGCCTCCCCAAGCAGCTCTCGGTCACGAGGAACCTGCTGCAGGTTGGGCGCAGAGCATGAGAACCGGCACGTCTTCGCAGCGCCGATGTTGAACCGTGCGCGGATGCGCTTATCCTGCGACAGATTGGACTTGGTGATGAGGGTTTCCCCGAAGGAGGACAAGTATTTACTGATGGTTTTATAGCCAGACAGCGCATCGAAAAATTCCTCAAGCGGTGTACCCGCCACCGCCCCAGCCAACCTCTGTAGCGTCTCCACCTTCATGGATAGCTGCCCGGTCTTCTCGGTGCGCGGCCAGACCGCGAGGTAGTTGTCCGGCATCTTGGCTGCGAAGTAATCCGACCATAAAATGTCCGAGTTGATGTTGGCGACCTCGGCCTCCGGCACCAGCTCTCGGATGGCCTTGATCTTGGCCCGTTGTACCCGCGTCCAGTCCTTCACCAGCTTAGCGTGGTGCTCGGGATCGAGCAGCATCCCTGCCGTCTCCATCTCGATGACGGCAGGCACCATGTCGTTCAGCATCCTAAAGGCGGACCAGCGCCCTGCGTCGGCCTGCTGCGCCCAGTGGCACCACAGCCGCCACGTCGTGTCGGCGTCGAGGTAGGCGTAGTCGAGCTGCTCACGGCTGAGCACCTTGGCACCCCAGTCGCTGGTTTGCTGCTCCTTGGACATGTCGACCTCGATGTCCCACAGGGCAATCTGCTTGAGAGAGAAGTTGCCGCCGCCCTGGATGGCACGTCGGAGGTTGCCGACGTCGAGGCAGCTCGGCTCTGCTCCGGCGTCCATAAAAAAGCGCAGCTCGAAGCCTGCGTTGAACACGACCCAGTCGCCGCCCTCGAATAAATGAGCGGTGCCTCGGAAGCCGCCTCGCACCTTGTCGAAGTCGACGAGATAACCACAGCGGTCGTTGCACAGGCTGACCAGCCGGACCCTCCCATCTTCTGGAGACAGGGACGTCGTCTCGAAGTCGAGCGCCGTGACCCCGTGCTTTTTGCAGTGCTTGACGGCACGCGCCAGCCCGGCCTTGCTTGACACCATCCGGTATTTGGGTGTAGGTGTGGTCATTGCTTTCAGCTTAACCTCCTGTTAGCAGAAAAGTTGGAACGTAGCCCTCGTAAAGAACTAGGCCCGGCCCGCAAGGACCGGGCCTAATTCTATGGGCTACTTTTTCTTCCGACCCTTCCTTTTCTTCCGGGGCTGATCTCCGCCGACCAGGGCGTCGATGGACATGTCGCCATCCATGTAGGCAGCCGCGCTGTCCCGGCTGACCCAGACCTCGACCTTGAGGACCGGCTTGTAGTTGGTCACGCCCTGCGCCTCGAAGGTATCCTTGTCGAAGTACACCAACGGCAGGCTCGGCTCCTCAGCCGCCGACCGTGCGCCGATCTCCTTCATCAGGTCGCCGATGGTGTTGCGGCCCGACTTGCTCGTCGAACTGAACTTGACCATCGAGTGCATCTCGTCGCAGGACACGAGGCCGAAGCCAAGGAGCTGCTGCCAGCCCTCGCCCGCGCTCTCGCGGTACGGGCCATGGTCTTCGAGGTCGGGTTTGTCGACCGCCTGCTCGGCTGCCTTGTAGACCGACCACTCGATCCGGTCCAAGGGCTTGCTGTTCTTCCAGCAGACCCAACCGCCGATGAACGTGTGCGGCTCCACGAGGTAGAGCTGCTCGGGGTCGATCTCCTCGTTCTGCCGACCGAGGCTGTAGCGCCCGGTCTTGCCGGAGAACGAGAGGTAGTCGACGTTGCCACCGCCGCCTGTCGTGGCGTCGTCAGCAGCCTCGGCCAGAGCGTCGGCCACCTGCCCACCATCGAGGGCGGGCAGGTTGGCGGTGTCGAGAAACGCGGTAAGTGATTTTCCCACTTTCTACTTCCTTCTTTCCACTATGTACGTTTGACCGTGAGCCGTTCGCTCGGCTGGCCGGTCTGTTCAAAGGGCGAGAGATCAATACCCGCCCGCTTCACGGCAGCCTTGTCCAGGCTGGCGCGACCCTTGGCGATGGAGAGCAACACCTCGATGTTGCCTACGACCGCCCTGTTGGTTGACCGCTGCTTGAGGCCATTCTTGATCTCCTCCTGCAGGGTCGCCTTCTCGACCTTGATGACGTCCTCGGCATCTTTCAGCTCCATGTATCGGAGGGCGCAGCCATCGAAGTTGCTGCCCCGGTTGGCCCGGCGCGTGCTGGCCGCCTCGACGTCAACGCCGCACACCTCGCTGAACCCGCACATGGTCTTGCACTCGTTGCCGCCGCCGCGCTTGCCCTCACGGTCGAGGTTGCCGACGTCCTTGGTCCGTAAAATTTTGGAGGCCCGCTTGGCCATCTTGTCGAGGATGGTCTTGTCCCGGTCGATGGGGAACTCAAGGATGTCAAAATAATTTGAGGCATCCATATAGATGAGCAGGCCGCGCAGGCCGACGCCGTCGGGGCGGTCGATGTTGAGGTCGATCATCTCCATGGCTATTTGCAGTTGAGCGACGTGCGGAACCCTGGGCAGCTTGCTCTTGTTGGTGCGCGGATCGATGGTCTTGAACTCCGGCATTACCCACTCATCGTCGTACTGGATAACGCCGTCCGGTGTCGAACTGATCCTGCGCTTTTCATCCTGCCAGGACATCTGCTCCTTACCGGACATGGTCAGGGGCACGTTGGCAGCGATGAGGCTCTCGACGAGGAACCTCTCACCGTGGATGCCGCGCCGGGCGTACCCCCAGTCCTGCTCGGCCTCCTCCTCCGGCTGGAATTTTTTGTACCACTGGCGGCGGATGCAGGTCATGGCTTCGGAGCCGTTGAGATATTTGCTCCGGTCGAATTTGAACTTACCCTCCTCAAGGATGTCCGACCCCCGGATGACGAGGTCTCGAATAGACGTCATGTTGGTTTCCTCCATTTGGGGGTCTGTGTGTCCCCCTGTGTGCGACGTAGATCGTCTGCCGTCACCCCCTTGATGATTGCACCGTCGAGGTTCATCTTCAAATCGTACCGGACAGTCTCTTCAAAGGTACGACTGACAACGGTCCCGACGCCCACCTCACCGGCACGGTCCACCAGCGTGACCTGCTCGCCCAGTGTGAAATTAAGTTCAATTTGTTTTTTCATTTTCCAGCGCCCCTTTATGCTGTTGCAAGAACCGTCTGCTAAGTTCCCGCATCGACCTCGACGTGGTCGATACCGACAGCGCCACCGACGCCTCCCGTGTCAGGCGCAGGAGCATAGATCGCGGCATGGTAGACCTCTTGCCCATCACGCGCCCTCCACTATCGAGCGATGGGGGCTCGGCGTCTTAGTAGACTGCTCCATCAAAGTGGCGTGGCCGCGTGCCTTGGTAGCGAGGATGCGGCGGATGGCCTTTTCCAATTTCACGTCGGCGGCCTCGAAGACGTCGACGTGCACATGGTTAGCCTGCCCGATGCGATGACATCGG